TCCAACGGACTTAGTTCAGGCCTTGTGTAAACTAGCTTCGTCAACTTCTGAGGCGGCGTAAAAGTTGTAAAGTGCTGATGTAATTATACTGCCAGAGAAAATCATTCGCAAGAAATAATTTTTTGAACTATTTTTACGAGAAAAGGCTGCTTTTGCAAAAAAAGTTGATTAGCTCAACTATTAGAACACACTGTATAGAAAAAAGGCCCATATCCATAGATAATATAACACATCAACCTGATACTAAATCATGCGAATCATGCGATAATACGACAATATCGCGGACTATATAGCGATTCGCACAATCCAGGCGTCGACTCCGCTTAGTGTACCCAAAAATACCACGGATCCTATATCCGATTCCAACCAGCCTGCATAAGCCTAACAATATATATATCTGCAAACAGATACAGATATATATTATAAAACACAGAAAAACTTTTCATCAAAAAAATAATAGCATATCAGCAGGGAGAATCACAAATAGCCAAGATAAAATAAATGAATTCAATCAATGACTGCGAAGAACTCGATACAGCGTTTTTGCAGTCATTTTGAGCATAGGGTAGAAATAGTTCCTTCATTACTTCCGATAACGTTAAATTATCGTAAGTAATGTACAGAATAGTACAAAATTGTTCAAATGGCTTAAATAAGCGCTTTTTTCCCCTGATATTTATTGATTTGGTGCCAGATTTGGTCACATTGTACCACATTGTAACATTTATTTTTGACGATTTTTTGACGAGCCGTGAATGGAAAACAGCCTGCCGTCCGTGATGGATAGCAGGCTGTTCCTTTTATTTATCGAACTTTAGGGCGGCTTTCTTGGCAAGGTCATTTATCTTAGTACGCCGCTGGTCGATTTCCTGGCGTTTCCGGTCCGGGTCCTTTTTCGGATCATTCCGGATAGCCTTGATTTCTTTATTGAGCTTCGATACCGAACTTACAGCGGTGTCGACTTGTTTCAATTCCTTCGGCTTATTCGAGGAAGACTTCTTGCCCTTGCGCTGTTTGCCAGCGTCGGAACGTTCGTAATCGTCGTTCATGTCTTTCTGGATTTCATACATTCGGTTGACATATTCGCTGTTCTGGCCGTTCTGGCGAACGAACGAGCCAATGACAGGCATTTCATACCAATACTTAGCCGGTTCCGACGGACGGCTGTTCCCGCGTACGTAGCTAATCGGGTCATTGAGCATATTAGCTATGAAACGGCCGGCGTTGCCGAACCATCCACTAATCCAGTTATCAATCGCAATCGGCGACAGCTTGATACTCTTGGCAAGCCAGGTATCACCCAAAGACTTGGCTAATTCGCTTGTATAGCTGGTAAACTGCATTTCGGACGGAGCCTTTTGCAGGCTGGCGGGTACGAGGTTCCGGCCCGTCCAGAACGAATAGTTGGTCATCCATTCAATGAGCGGGCGGACGACAGCCGGATACAGGCTAGGCGTCATCGCTTCGGCGTACTGGCGCGCCCATTCTTTCATCCCGTGCGGGTCCGTGCCGGTCATCTGGTTCAAGACGGCTTCGATACCGGAGCCAAACAGGATGCCGACTTCCTGCGGCTTTGGGATGAGCAGATGCGTTCCGCCTGGCAGTGGGATGGCCCAGTTGGTATACTTCGTGTTTTCGTCGAGTTCCTTATACCAATCGTCATCATGATTGATAGCCCACAATCCCAACGACGGCAGGATAATCCAGATAACGGTATTCAGAATGGCCCGCATGGGGTTATCCTTGAACGTCCGGATAAACTTATCCGTACCTTGAATCGTCGCATTGAAGAATGGTACGTACTTATTGATCATCTGGCCCTTCTTGCCATGACGAGAGAAGTCCAGCGTGATTTCACGTGCCAGCTGGCCTGCCTGGTCGATGGACAAGCCTTGGTTACGTGCGCGTCTGAATTCACCGGCACGGGTACTGTCTTCGATGAGATTGCCGAACTTTTCGTACTTGTGCCATGCATAGCTGATGAGCTGACGGACCTGCTTCACGACAACCGGGTACGAGTCGTACTTATGGCCCAGTAGTTCTTTAGTGAGGTCACGACTGCTATCCGCATCAGCCCGCATATACGTCGACATGCTGGCCCCACTGGCGTGGTATTCGGCGGAGAATTCCTTATCAAAGTGCAGTTTCCAGGCACCGCGTACATTATCGACGAACGGCAGGTAAAACCCGGTCTTGGAGTTTACCGTAGCCGACATGGTATCACGCAAGAGGTTACGGACAATGAAAGACGGGCTGATAGTGGCCCCGGTCCGCAAGGTCTGCGCGATACTGCTTGCCATCTTAATCGTGAATCGGTTCGTTTGCGCGTCGTTATTCGTGAGTGCGTCGTAGATTTCCGGCGTCGTGCGGTATACGACTTGTTCCCCATTCTGCCATACCGTGAAGGCAAAGGCCGTCGGGTCGGCGTGTTTCAATGTCGGGTCGCGGACGACGACGTCACCCAGCCCGGAGAAGTCCTGGCCCAGCTTGACGAATGTCTTGGCGACGTCGTTCCGTTCGCATTTGCTAATCATAGATACCGCCATCTGCGACAACGAGGTTATCGGGTCGAGGATAGGCCGTTTGCCGCCACCTTCGATACGTTTGATACCGTTACTGACGTTGGCATAGCCGCCGCCTTTATTGAATACGCCGATAGTACCTATCATCTCATCCATATCCGTGATACCGTCCGACATATCGCGATACATGGGGCAATAATGCTTATACTTGCGGAGTTTCCCGGCGAGGTCCTTGGAGATAAGGCCCTGCTGTTGGAGAATGTTGACGATATTCGTATTGATATCCCAGTACATCTGCGCTATCTTCTTGATGCTTTCGGGCGTGTTCTGGATGATTTCACGCGTACCTTCTTCATCAAAGCCAGCGGAGCGTGCATATGCGTCGTGGTAGTGCTTTTCAAGCTCTTCCGTACGCATGGCAATCAGATAGTTGCCCAGCGCGTCATAGGCGTTCTCAGCGCCCGTTTTCGACACGTCTTCCTTAGATACCTTATTAAGGGCGTCCATAATATCTTTCATGGTGACGTTCTTCGTGATGGCGTGGCCGTAAACCTTATTCAATACTTTATACGTCTCTTCGATGCCTTTGCCACCTGTAAGGAATAACAGCGCACGGCTGGAGGCTACGTTAATAGCCATTTGTGCCTGCTTATGGACGTCATAGTCATAGGCCAGTTTTCTACCCAGTTCAGCTTCTGCCCTGGCGACGACTTTAGCAAAGGCATGCTTGTCATCTACCCAGTTCGTGTAGAACTTATCGAAGTGCGTGCTCAGCCATTCTTTAGGATGCTTACGGAGCTGTACTTTTTCCTTTTCGCGGGCGATACTGCCGGCGGCCCGTTCCGCGGCGGTCTGCCCCTGGTAGGTTTCATTCAGCTGAATGACTTTGTCGAGCTTTTCTTTTAAATCGGGATGCTGTTCCAGGCCTTCGTCGAAAATCTTGGAATAAGCCGGATAGGTTTCACGGGCCAGTTCCGGGTTGCGAATCATCATGGCCCCAAAGTCCATGACAGCGTTCTGCCGTGCTTGTGCCGGTGTAAGACGTTCGTTGACGCCGTTCATCTTGTTTTCGGCGGCGTTCTTATCCTGCCGGTCCAGGACCTTGTTCGCCAATTCCAGGTTGCCTTTCAGCTGCATGACGTTGTCGAGATGCAGGGCAAGGATACGGCCGTAGTTGCTCAGATTGAAGTACCCCATACGGTTAAAACCTGCGTGGGCGTGGCGATCATACAGGTCGGTAGCCTGCGGACGGACGGCCTGCTTCTGGTCCGGGTCGAATTTACTGAACTCTCTCAGTTCCTTCCGTTCCTTATCCGTGAGACGGCTTCCTTCATAGATATGGACAATATCGTTGATAGCGTCGATAATGTCTTGCGGTTTAACCGGCGCTTCTTCCTGGTCAATAGTACTATTGGTAGCCCCTTCTTTACGAACAGAATACGAGGTTTTATTTGTAGGAAGTGCTTTTAATACCCCAAATTCATAGTTCAAAGTTCCATCACTATTGACATAAGGTCTATTATGGCGGTCATTGACATTACGCAATAAGTCTGATACACTTACCGTATCAAGGGATGTTCCCCCATTTTGCCTATCCGAATGCGATAGGTGGTGGGGAACATCCTTTTTTTGTTGCAAAATATCGTAAAACTTAACATCACCAATATTATACCGCCCCACTGTTTTATCGCCTTCTTTAGCCACTATTCTAAACAAAACGATCTTCCCTCCGTCCTTAACAGCAGAAAATAGTTCTATATACTCGCCAGATTTGCCATGACGAACGTCGGGATGTTTTTCAACGTAAATAGCATTGTTCAGGATTTCTCCGATATTAGAAAATATCTTTTGTCGGGTTTTTAAATGAATTTGAATAGAGCTAGAGGAGTTAACAAAGTGCTTGCTATCTAATTTTGTGGCAACTCTTCCTTGACTATCGATGAACTTAAAACTAGCTCCTTTCAGCTCTTCGATTATGGCCTTTTTCTTAGCTGTATTTGTCAAGTTCATTCTTCCCCAATTCGACACATCTACAATAGGCACTCTTGTTTTTCCGGTAATGGCGGTATTAGTAACGCTGGTCCACGCCACATTAGATGCTTTTGCATTACGTTCCCACACCTTGCCAGACTCAATCTGCCGGAATACGTCGTGTACGGTTTCGGCCCCGGTGAAGATTTTCTTCATCTTCGCGGCAAAGTCCTTGATTTTCTGGAACAGTTTTCCCCATGCCGTGCCGCGGCCATGCTTACGGGCTTCTACCCATTCAGCGTACTTATCGGCGCGTTTTTCGGCGTCTGGGATAGCCTTCTTGATAGCTGCCTTTTCACGGTCCGTCAAGACGGCGCCTTCTGCGAGGTGGTAGGCTTCATGGAATCCCGTGTTTTCACGGCTACCCTGCGAGAGGGCCATATAAGCGTCTTTACCATGGAGCTGTGCGTAGCCTTCGACGACGACGTTGCCGTTATCGTCGATATGGTGATCTTTCTTCGCTTGCGCCAGTTCTTCGTCCGTCAAGAGGATTTCATTCTTTACATCGACGACGATATGGGAACCGTTCGGCATGGTGAAAGTCATGCGGTCGCCTTCGTCCTTGATTTCCTTGGCATTCGGGAACGCTTCTTTGATTTCCGCTTTCAAGTCTTCCCTGGAGCGGGTCAACTGGCCATTTGCTTCTCGTACTGAATATTTAGTATCTACTTCCGGTGTAATCATTCGTGCCATGACATCTTGAATTTCTTTAGGCGGTTTCTTTCCTAAATTCTTCAAATCATGATAGATACTAACCATCCAACCTTTGAACTTTTCAAACACGTTTTTCAGCGATTCATTGGGGGCTTTACCATCAGCAATATAGCGTTCAAACCCTCTGGCAAACCGTTCGTGCATCCAGCGTGCTTCCGCCGATTTAATTGCTACGACATCGCCAGTTTTCTTTGCTTCCCGTATAGCGTCGGCATATTCCTGGAATTCTTTTTCAAGGGCCGTACCTTTGTATCCATTCATCTGTCCAGGCTTGTATCCGGCCCAGTCCTTGACGGTTTGTAAGTCGCTAACCAATCCGGCAGGGGCGTCTTTTTTCTGCGCTAGTCTTTCCATGTCAGACAGGAACATATGAGCCGATTCATGAATAAAAGACGACTGGTCCGCAATATCAAACAGTCTGATAGCTCCGGTACTTGCGTCATAGGCAGCTTTAGCATTATGAACATCCTGGTTATATTTGTCGATGATCTGAATGGCTTTGTCATCAAATACGACATAGCAACGGCCATCCCTGTTACCATAATAAGTTATGCCATTAATTCCAAACGAATTTAATAACAAAGATGCATCCCGTTCGGGGGTATGGCTTCCTTCTCTTCGCAACTGAAATATTACATCTTTAAGGAATTCTTTTCCTGTCTTGTTATTTCCTGTAAGGGTTTCATCTTCAGGTGCGATATATTCATCTGGCCGTGAACGATAATAATCTAAGATGGCTTTCTTCACTTTAGATGGCTGTTCAGATAATGATTTCTGTTCATCCAACAAGGTATCTATATCGGGGATTTCTACTTCATATAACTTACCATTGTGCCATTGACTATCATCTACTTCTTGATTTTTTAACCAATCATAGGCATCAATCCAAATTTTCTTAAATTTTCGCGTCTGGTCAGCCTTGTCTTTCAAATATTTCAAAGCTTTATCTTTCCCCTGCTCGGTATATAAAGCAGAGATAGCTTTAACGATTTTCATTTTAGATATTAACTCGCCAGTCGCAATGTTTCGTACTCGCCAAGAACCCCCACCACGGCCAATACTATATATAATACCAGCCACATTTACTTCCCCAACTGGGTTCGATAATTTATTAGCATAGCCTTGTGAAATGTCTTTATTTCCAGCAAAATACAGTCCCCAACCGTGTGCTTGTGCTCCTTCACCAGTACCAATATATCCTAAATCAAACTTATCAAAATCATGAGAACTTCCATGCCAGGCCCGTTGCTCAAACGCTCGTTCCAGTTGGGCGTTCCCCGATTGTTGGCCCATGACTATAGGATGTGATTTTGTGTAATCTTCCGGGGAATATGTTTTATTGCCATACTCATGCATGATTTCAGACCATCGTTCCGCCATGCGTGCATAGATAAAGGCGCTTTCTTTAGCAGACTGCGCTACCTTTTCATGCCCCTGCGACAATTTGTCAAAGGCGTAGTCATAAGCTTGTTTCCCGCCATTACTTAATTGATTACGTAACTCGTCTGGCTTATTCCCTTTTTCTGCCTTTGGGGATATAATGGATGTGGAAGCAGGTACAGAGTCGTTTAGGACGTTCGGTTCGGGGCTAGTAACATCGGACATCTGTACCTGCTTTTTGTATGCCGTTTTTACCTGCGCTTTGTGTTTTCCTCTTTCAATGAGGAGAGAAATCATTTTCCCATTGACATCTTTCACAAACATTATTTTCTGATTGCCTTTAGCATCAGATTGAAGTTTAGTAGCGTTATCAAAATCGTTTACAACATCATAAATATCGGGTATATCTTGTTCGGAAAGATTTATTTGTCCTCGGTTCTCTTCGTGTTCAGAATGTCCGCTTTTTATATGGCGAATGTCGTCAGCAGTAATAAATACTGTATCAATGTCATGACCAAATAATTCTTTTACTTTGTCTTTTAACTTCTGCGATGGATAGAAAGTTACTTTTCCTTGCGCACGTGGGTTTTGCCATACTTTTGTAGCTAAATTCAACAGAGACTTTTTAATAGTCTTTACGTCGTCCTTTGGGGCGGCTTTTTTTGTTTCTGCTTGTGCGAGGACTTGGGATTTTTCTTTTGACAACGCATCGTCAACGACTTCTTGTGCTACCTGTTTCAAGTCATCTCTATCACATACGACTTCTTTTGTCGCAACGTCTACATAGCACTTTGTACCTTCTATACGTCTGGCTTCTGAGTTACTGATTGCTTCTCCGTTGAATTTTGCAGATGAAATGTTGCCGGATTTGTACCGGGTAAGTTCAAGCCCTAAATATTCCGGTTTAATATAGAGACGGTCCATCACCTTGCCATTAGACAGTTTCTTCGTCCAGCGATTGAAACCTCTATCCGTGAGAGTCTTGATTTCATCGTCAGTGAATCCGGCTTTTTCTTTGGGCTGTTCCGCCGGCTTCGTTTCTTTCGACTGTTCCGCTTTAGGAGCCGTTTCTTTCCCGGCAGTCTTGATGATAGCACGCAATGTCTTATGTGCGTCGGCGTTGATAGTAGCAACTTCGTGCCAGTTCCGTCCGCCGTCTTCGTTCATGAATGCACCCCAATGCTTGGAATTAGTCAAAGACTGGTATTCGTCGGTTACGATTTTATCGCCTATTTTGGCGTTTTTACGGCTTCCGTTGGCATTTGCGATGACTTTATCAACGATACTTTTATAAGCGTCTATAACCTGTTTAGGCGTTGATTTTTCATCATCCAGTACATTATGGAATTTACTTACTTCTTCTTGTACGTCACCTTGGGAACCTTCTTCGGCATGGGTACTTTCCTTGTCTTTACTTTCAGTTTGCTGAGGTTCGGCGTCGACATGGTCACTTTGCTTGCTCTTTTCATCTACTTCATTCCCTTCTTTTTCTTGGCTCTGTACTCTGCCAGCTTCTTGTTGATGTACGCGTCCACTTCCGGCGGGTTCGGCCTGTCGATTATCTGGTACTTCGGATACAGTTTTTTCGGCTGGCTTTTCTTCTGTGGTGTCGAATAACGATTGTCCATGTTCTACCTCCTGAATGGCGTTCGAGATGATGTTTTCAAGGCTGATACGCGGCGCTTCCTTGCTGTCGAACAGCTTGGATTGTTTCGGACTGCCGACGGCAAAGATACGATCGCAAGCCCCTTTGTACATATCGGCAATGGTACGGCTCTTGAATTTATTGCGTTCGATGAATTCAAGTACGAGTCGTTCGGCTTCCGATTCCCCCTGCGAGAACAGGTCCGTTTCCTGCAAGTGGAAGGACAGCGGTTTGCCTTCATTACGGAGCGACATGATAGTCTTGGCCGTCTTCGTGATGACGTCGGAAATATCATAATCGGGATACAAGGTACCGTTCTTGATACCTTCGTTGACCTTGGCTACTTCCGGCGCGGCGGCAATCATGGCGTTCATAATGTTCTTGCTGTTATTATCCGTCGCTTCGCTGAGCTGAGTCAAGAGGTAGTTATCGTTATAGGCCTTGGCAAAGATAGCGTTGCGGATTCTAAACGCCCCTGTCGGCGACAAATCGCCCTTTTCATTGAATACGGAGTTGCCTTCTGCATCACTGAATACATCACTTGCGGCGGCCCTTCTGAATTCACGGTTCGAGGGGTTCATGAATTCGCCCGTGCCGTTATCGACGAATTGTTCTAATGTGGACAGTTTCAGTCTATCCGCATCAGCCTTCGCCTGTTCTGCGCCGCCCAACTTCGCGCCGCCTTCGGTGCTGTTGATGATAGCGCTGGTATCGGCGTCGTCGGCCGCCTGCCGTACCAATACAGGATGGTCCATGCTCTGCACCTTTCCTGGGGCAATCCCTAACGACGGAGCGATGGAAACGAGATAGTCCTTATAGGCCTTGGCACTCTTCTTGTGTGCGTCCGTAAGTCCTTTATAGGCCTTCTGGACAGCCATGACACGGCCGTTGCCGTTAAGGACGACGCCGCTGTTGTTGACAACGGGTGCGCCTTCGTTGACGAACTGGCTTTCTGCCAGTAGTTCCGGCTTCATGCCCTTCGTCATCTTTTCCACCTGTCCGCGCATCTGAGGACGGTTGCGGTCGCGCGGCTGGTATTCTTCCGGGTAGAGGTCATTTACGGCGTAATTCATGTCGTGGCTGGCAGTGATATCACCGGCCGGGACAACCTTATACGTCGCATCGAATCCGGCGTCATTCGTACTGGCATGTACCTTGACTGTCTTGCCAGCCGGGACCCGTTCCATGAGCTTCTGTTTCTTCGCAAGGTAGATTTTGCGTTTCTTTTGCGTTTCAAGGCTTTCTTTCGCCTGTACAGGTGTATTTACCTGTTCTGGCTGTTTGGGAGTTTCTACGGCCTGCTGAGGTGCATTTTGAGGTGCGTTCTGGTCCTGCTGGGTCGTAAGCGGATTGCCCTTCAAGGAATTAGCCCGTTCCAGTTCCTGCGTCGTCTGTAAATCGTCGGCCAATTTCTGCTGTTCCTGCTCCGTGCCGTTACGGAAGGTGTTCATGTATTCCTTGAACTTCGGGTCCTTGCGGTCATAGGTGGACAAAATACGGCCTAAACGGGCGTGTGGCGTCTGTTGCTGGGCCTTGGGTACGGGTGTAGCGGTCGGCGCTTTTTTCTTGCTCATAGCGTCGTTTACAGCCTTCGCGATTTCATCCTTGTAATTCGTCTTGATGAAGTCACGGTTTTCGGGCGTATCAATGAATTTATCATTGCCGTTGCTATCCTTTGTGAACATGCCATCGAGGGTATTGATTTCATCAATGTTGTTCGAGGTATCACGGATAGTCTGGGCAACGTCCGGAACGACGTCGTCCTGCGCGCTCTGCTGGGATTCTTCGGCCTGCTTCTGGGCGTTCTCTGCGTCCTGTTGGGCGTCCTGCGCCGTCTTTTCGGCGGAGTCGTCGTTCATGATTTCATTCATGGCCTGGTCGCTTTGGGCTTGAATCTTGTCCATGTCGCTTTTGGCTTCCTGCGCGGCCTGGTCTAATTCACGTTCAAACTGCCCATTATCGCCGGCAGCTTTACTCGATACGCCACTAGATGCACCACCTTTCAAGATGCTTTGAATGGAAGGAGCTGCATGTTCTTCACTCCAATGGCCTTCTGCGTTCCGGGTCTGTCCATAAATACCTGGTTCTACGTTGGAAAAATGGACATTGTCGCCGTGGGCGAATTCTGCACCGGCTTCTCCCTGGTATTCCGGGATGACGAACAGTCCGACAGCCGGGCCAGCCTGTTCCAGCCATTGACGTGCGTCCGGATCATCAACGATACCGCCGGAAACATCAAAGGCAACGCCCGCCCCGTGGTTGTTGGGGTCGCCTTCCCGGTAGGATGAAGAAACAATGAGGTGCTGGCCGAATTTCTGATAACAAAGGTTGTCCAGGACACGCAACTTCATACGTGTATCTTCCGTAAGGCCGCTTACATTCCCACTCTGGTCGGTGAATTCATCGCTATCCGGAAGTGTCAGCTGTAAACCGTCGTAAGTGGCACTGCCACCACCGCCGCCGCCAATGTCGCCCATATTGTCATAGTTGTTCTTGACTAACTGGCGATACTGTTCCGCTTCTTCTCCAGCCCCGTCGTAATCGCGGACGCCAGCCCATACGTCGCCGTTTTCACCATCTATTTTAGCCTTTAGGATTGCCATACCTACCATGGCGTTCTGATAGGGGTCCGTCTTCCAGTCGGGGTACTGGGAATCGAGGCCCATATTGGAAACGGTTTCCTCCTGGGCCTGCATGACCCCATAAACGCCGTCGTGCGGTGGTGGCATGGAAATGGCATTGACGTCATCCCCACCACTTTCACGGGCGGCAATAGCCAGGCCTAAACGTGGGTCTACCCCAGAATCATTAGCTGCCTGGATAACAATATTAACCATGGCGTTGCCGGTGTTCGGCGCCATACTTCCGCCACTTCTTGCTGGGCGGTTCTTGGCTTCCTGTTCGGCCGTGGCTTTTTCGGCTGCAATAACGGTATCATACGCATGCTGTACCTCTTCCGGCGTGCCGTTGCGCAATACGCCCATGAGCCAGTTAAAGTTGCCTTCGCCGCCGATTTGCTCAACCGTATTATTGTTGAGGAAGTTCTCGATTTCCTGCTTCTGGTCATAGGTTTCATAATCCTTATAAGCTTCCGTGGCGGCGTCATCCGTGCTTTCCTGGGAGCCTTCCTGCGATTGCTGGAATGATTCGAGCGACGACGCGGCCTGCTTGATGAGGTCTGGGTTCCCGCTATTGGCTAATTCGATATAGGCATTATACGCGGCGTTACTCATGCCTGCCGGTTTGCCGTGGCTGAGTGTATCCTTGATGCTCTGTGCCTGTTCCTGGGATTCTGCACTAAGCGGGGCTTGTCTGGCTTCGGGATGGAATCCGGCCGCTACGTTGCCAGGGACGCCCATCAAGGCGCCGCCGACAAAACCGCCGCGGGCCGCTTCCCAGTCCTCGTTGGTCCATGTGAAGGGGTTATACCATCCACCATCGCGATTGCCTTCTACGTCGTTTTCCAGGGCGTTCTGCGCGCCTTCCTGGTAGCCTTCTGTAAGGCCGCTGGCCCCTGCCAGCATACCGGTACGGGCCACGCCCTTTGCGATGCTTTTTGCCATACCTTCCCCGGCGCTCCGGCCTAACAGGCTGGTGGCAATCCCTTTACCACCTTTTATGACGCCTAACTCAAGAGGTACCGTGAAGGTATCGAGGGCCATGTTTTTGAAGAACATGGGGATAGCCCGGCGCCGTGCTTCGTCCTCGCTCATGCCGTTCTGCATCATATCGTTGACGACGGTCCCGTATTCAGACAGGGAGTCCGCCAGGGATGAGATAGGCGAACGGACAGTATCGGCAATGAGGGCCTGTCCGGCTTTCGACATAGCAAGGCGCCCCAACCCGGCACGGGACAAGGCGGACGTCAAGGCACGCGTACCGCCTGCAACGGCGGCGCCCGGCATGAGGGCCGACAATGCCATGATAGGCACGGTCGAGCCGATACCGGAACCGACGTCGGTAGCAAACTTATTCGGGTTTAAGAAATAGCTGTCGCCGTATTCGTTGTTCCACTGGTCACGATAGTTCTGCATTCCTTCTTCGGCACGCTGTACATTCGTCAAGATGCCATTGCCACCGCCGACGGCGTTCTGGATGCCGCCGACGACGTTAGCCAGACCTTCGTCTGCCGCAACGACTCCGCCGTACAGACGCGGCCAGTTAGCCGCCATGTAGTCGGCAGAATCCTTCATGCGTTCATCACGGACGCTTTCGTCTTCGAGTTCCCCGAACTGCCCACTGGCAACAGGTGTACCCGGGATATCCGAGTACACGCTGTCGTCGAGGGGGCGCGGGGTATAGTTAGGGGCAATGACAGTGCCGGAGCCTTGGAACGGGTGTTCGAGGAAATTCTTGGCGGCGCTCAATATGCCAGACGCCGAATAGCTAGAATCCTCAGAAGAAGTATCCTGTTGCGTATCGTCGTCATTACCTTTGTCTTTATATACGCCAGCTTCATAAGCGGCCTTATCGAGATAACTAAGTGCCATATTTACCTCCTATTAATAATCCGGGGCGTCCAATGCATAATCATAGAAAGAAACATCTCCATCTCCGTCAGCCAATTTCTGGTTGATAGCATTGGCCCATTGCCCGCATTTCTGCTTGATGATATCTTCCATTTCGTACATATTGTACTTATTGCCTAGTGCATAATTTTGCTGGAGAAGGATAGTGGCATTATGCCAAGCATTACTGTAACCATTTTGAGGGTCATCGGGGTCGAGCATCCCTTCACCGAAATGGTCATTGATTGTTTTAATGGCGTCTTGATATGCATTGTAATACGGGCTGTTCGATTCCTGGTAATCGTCATCGCCTTTATGGGCATTTACCCATTTATTATGCAATTCAATGACGCCTTTGGCTTCGGAGAATTTGACATCCCCAGAACCACCACCGGACGAACCACCACTGCCTTTACCTTTTGCGGCCGCTCTCACATTGGCGGCGGCAATTCTTGCCGCATTGGTAGCGGCTACTTCTGCCGCGTGTGCCTGCGTGGTATACTGCGTCTTCTTCCAGTCATAGGCTTCCCGCTTATTTAACTGGTTATCCTCAATCTTGCCACGCGTTACGATTTGGCCAAGTGTATATTTGTTCTGCAAGCCCATGTTATACACTTTATTCTGTTGGGCCGTGGCCGCACGTTCTTTTGCATCGGCCGTTGCGTAGTAGTTCAAGCCGTTCGGCAGGGTGGCCAGCATCTGCGCCGACAGTTGCGGGTTGTACTGGGCCATGCTCTGGGCAATCGTGGCAGCGGTATCATACTGGCCGTTCATAGCGGCCTGGTAATATAAAGGATACAACGCGCTGGTCTGATAGTCGTTATACTGCTGTTCTTCGGCCTGCCATACCGGTCTGTACCGTTCGAGCGTAGAGTTCACTACGTCAATCGGCATATCGTGCTGGATGGCCCAATGGACAAAGTCGGACTCGTTCTTTTGTGCGTTCACATGTTTCGGGTGTCCGTCGAGCATATCCGTTTCGAGGCTCTGCTCTACCTGGTCGAACGGGCGGATGTTATACCGTGGCAGGTTGTTCAGGGCGGCCTGCCATTCCTTCTTCTTATTGGCGTCCTTTTCGTTGTCATACAAGGTCTTAGTCGCCATGTAATAGGGGTTGTCACTGCGGAGCATGTAGGCCGGCGTATTGTTAAGCTTATCCATTAAGGACTGTTTCTTCGCCGGGTCAGTTTCCTTGTTATACTGGTCGAGCAAGTCCTTGTAATACGGGTTATCAATCTGCGTTTCGCCAGGGAAGAGGCGGTCCATCAATTTCTGCGGGTCGTTCGGGAATATGCCGGTATCGGTGGCTGTGGTCTGGGGAGCGCTTGCCTGCTGTCCCGGCGTGATTGTGACATTGGCCTGCGGGGTCTGCGTAGCCGTCTGTGTGTTGGCCTGCGCCGTCGGCTGTGTATCAGTCGGTGCCGTAGCATCCACGGGCTGAATCGGTCCTTCTACAGGCTGTATCGGCGCCGGTGCTTCCTTGATAGGCTGATTGTCTACAGGCTTAATCGGCTGGTTGTCCACGGGCTGGATAGGCTGTACATCCTTTATCGGGGCTTCATCTGTGGGCTGTGCTTCCATGGCATGGACGGCCGGTACAGGCTTATCGCCCGCATCCTTATTGATTTGGTCGGCGTATTTCTTCGCGTCCTTCTTATTATCGAATACGCCCAACGTGTTCCCGGTTTCATAGAAATTATACGCCGTCTGGTTTTCGTCGAGTGTCTTCCCGTCGGCCCCCGTCGCTGGCAGGATGTAGTGTTTACCGTCGATTTCGGTCACGCGCACTTTCGGGAGGCCGTTACTGGTATCCACGTTACCCGGCGCAATCATGCCGGGTACTGTGGTCTGTGCCGACGTAGCTGTAACGGGCGACGCGTCGGCGACGTCACCACCGCTTTTTAAATTCAGACTATAGAACTTGCTGTACGGGTCGTTGCTGTTGAAATTGAATCCGCTCATAGACAGACTGCCGTTAATCGGATTGCCAAGCCTGCCTGTAATGGCCGGGATGTAGCTATCGGATTTAGACGGGACGTCTACATTGGCCGTCGGAAGGACGCCCATGCTCTGCGCTACGGTCGCCTGCGGATTCTTCGCGGCGGCCTTTGCGGCGTCGTCAGCGGCCATTTTCTGCAAGGCATTGAAGTCAAAGAGGCCCTGCCCCTGGCCTGCCTTGCTCTGGTTGTTGAGGTAGTCCGCGAACGAGATATTGCCAATCATGTTGCCGTCGGCGTCGGTCGCCGTGGGGTAGTAGTTCCCAAGGTTATTGGCCGCGTACATCGACGGCAGGAAGGTCGGCGTCTGGTAATTGATGGCGCCGGTATCGGTATTGTAGTTCAAGCGGCCGTTTACGCCTTGCAGGTTCGCCAGGAAGTTGTCAGATACCTGCGAGGGGTTCGCGCCAAAACCGCTATACGCATTACCGACGGCGGCTGTCTTGCCGTCTGCCAAGGTGGGGGTCGAGCTGGTATCATACAGCGGTACGTTATCCGGCATAGATACCGGGTTGTCCTGCCGCCAAAGCTGCTGGTCGGCTTCCTTCTGCTTGCGGTTCAAGATGTTCGCGCCGACAGCATTGCCAATGAGCATCCCCAGGGCAAAGCGCGGGTCCTGGAACGCGTACTGTGCAAAGTTCAGCTGCGGCAACGCCTGCGTAGTGAACGGAGCTGAATACTGCCGTGGTGCATAGTTCTGGCTGATATTATCTTCGATATAGTTGTATTTCGATTTGGCTGCCATTAGTTATCCTCCTTTACCCAGTTGTCGGTACTGCCGCCTTTGGCAATGAAGCCGTCTGCATAGTAGTTGTTATCCCCGGAAACGTGCAGATCATATACTTTCCGTTCGCCGGAGTAAACCATATTGATGACTTTCCCGCGACCTTTGAGGTTCGTCCCCAGGGTCATGCTACCGATTTCGACGAATCCTTTGTCCTCCGTTAAGAGCGGCTGTGTCGTCGTCGCCATGACATAGTGGGTATCTACGCCGTCTTTACATACGAGGCTCCATACGTCGTTATAGTGCGGTTCCATGGTATGCAGGACCGTTTCTTCGGATTCCGTGCCGTCTTCATGCGGACAAAGTACCTTGTCGCCGACTTTGACGTCGGTAATCGGCACTTCGGACCCGTCTGCCAGGCGCACTTTCGTTTCCGGTGCAAAACAGAAAATAGCCGGGTTGCTGGCAAGGCCGGTAAGGATACCCCCGAACAGGCCGCCGCCACTGGTCTTCTGCGTCGTGGTCGTCGTGCCTTTACCTGCCAGTGCGCCCAATGCGCCCGTCGTCGAACCATTGAGGCCCAAAGAGGCGTTCCAAAGGTTGATGGCCGGTTGCTGTGCGCCTTCCTGTGCGGCCGCCGCTGTGGCAATCGGCTGGCCTGCGGCGTCGATGTTCTGGCCGTAGATATTCGCCAACTGCGATACCGTATTCTGCCAATTCTGTGCCATGGCGTCACTAGCGCTGTCACTGATACCTCTAAGGCCGGTATCCATGACGGAGCTATTGACCACGCCACGGGCGCCCATGTCCTGCAAGAGGTTTCCCATAGAGCCTTGCACGCCTTTCTGGATACTGGCTTCCATGGCGTCCTGGTAGGCCGTCGGTATCTGCCCTTGTGCCAGCCCTCTGAGGCCCTGCTGGCCCCATTTGATTTGGTCCAGGGCGTTGTTCATGAGGTCATTGTAATCTACCTGCGTGCTACCCAAAGAGCCGTACAGCATGTTCGCGGCGGTGTCGTTCAGCTTTTTCGCGTTCGGCATGACGTATTTCGAGTATTCCAGGGCCTGCTGTTGCAGGGCTTTTTCTTCGGCCGACGGGGTGTAGGTCTGAGACGAGCTGCTGGACTTACTTTTCTTCCCCATTCAATCACTCCCTTTCATTCGCGTTTTTCCACGGCTTGTACGGCCGTCTGAGTTCATTGGTAACGTAATAATCAATCGTGCCGTCGTCGTTTTCCTTCGGGGTGCAGACGACTTCGCGCCCCTGCCTATCCATACAGATATAGCGGTGTACGCCGTTGGTATCAAAATCCTGCATTATCTTCCAGCCCCATAAACGGATATACGGCTTAATGGGCAGGATGCAGATAGTAATGATACGGTCGTAGCCGAATTGAAGGCCCATACATTCCAGGGCGTCCCGCCAGAAATGAGCGTCGTTGCAAAGGTTCCAGCAAAGGATAGTCTTGTTTTCCGGCATGGGCTTCCACTGGCAGAATCCCCGGTCTGGCAGATACCATGTGGTGAATCCCGCCAAGGCCTGGAATTTATCGCCTGTCTTTTCTTCGTATATCCTTATCCATTCACTTAATTCCTTGCTTTCCATTCTATCACTCCTAAAGGTCTGCAATTTCTAGAATAATATGGTCTACCGTGAACCGGTCGTTCGACTTTACCGTAATGTCCAGGCAATCCGTCGAGTGGTTGCACCGGAACTTATTACGATCTGCCGTGGGGACTATCACATCCAGAGTGCCGTCGATGAATTCCGCCTTGCCTGCATAATCGGCCGTGAACTTCGTATCTACGCTCTTTAGGAGCATCTGTTCACTGCTGATAGTGGCCTTCGGCTTGAGGATATACTCGATAGGCTTGCCGTCGTCGTCGAGGTACTGCGAATCCCAGGCGTACAGCTTGCCGCCGCTGGCTACGATGATAGTTGACGTCGTTTCTACGATACTGTCTATCGGCATGTTGAATTCAAGGGTCGTCGCACTGCCCAGGAGATAGTTATAGGCCACAAAATACTTATAATCACTCGTCGGGCGGATGAGTATCATGCAGTGCCGTTGCAGATGATAGAACCGCGGTTCATACATGTTCGTCGTCAATAAGGCGTTGAATTTATCGCCGATATCGGACGACTGGATGTTCCCATATTCCATAACAGCTGATAAGGTCTTTAGGCCGCGTATGGACTGGAATATGACGGAACTGCCGATATTGACGGCGCATCTCGTGCCTGCAATGTCGGTATTATTGGCAATCTCTGTTACCTGCCAGTTAGCTGGTTCTGCATCCCCCGACAACTGATAGATTTTCCCATTTGTCTTGATGAAAATGATATCGGTCGCAAGGGGTACGATGGCAGCTATATCGCCGCTGTCGCCGTAGCCGACGTCTAACCACTGTTCCTTATCGGCCCGGTTCGTATCTTCGGCCCAGTCTGTACCGTCGCCGACGCCGGACAGATAGAAGCCGTCCGTGCCGTCCATAGATACCGCAATCCTAGAGAACCGCTGGAACACGATATTACACGTCGGGCTGTCCTGGACTACAGTCAACTGGCCGTTCTGCGTATAGTCGTAATACTGGAGTTTCCCGCCGCTGGCAATCCATACCTTATCCATGAATTTCGCGCAAACGGGGTCGTAGCTCCCTTCCAGATCGCCGATATATTCCGGGGTCTGGCCGATGATGTACTTATAGGCTTTATTATGGTTCGTGAAAACCAGTAATAAGTTGGTGTCTACGTCATACCACATATCGCGTACGCTCTCGTTCCCGTCCATGGTATAAAGCAGGCCCAGCCCATCACGTCCCGTCAGGCGTTTACTGTCGCGCGAATAGATGTAATTCTGCGCTATCTGTAAATCCGACGCGTCGATTTGTTCCGGGGCCTGCGATACATTTACACCACCGACGAGGGATGAGAAGACGACGGACTGTGTCTGATGTTTATTCAGTCTTCTCATGTTCTCTCCCTACTTCGCGATACAGCCAATCAGAAGGACGCCGGCCGCCACGGCCCACGTATCCCGTTGCCGGGTCAACCTGGCTTCCTTCTTAGTCATTGAGTTGATTTGCTCTGTCAATATCGCTAAGGATTGACTCTGCTTGTTCAAGGCTTCGCTGGCTTGACTCAATGAGCTGTCGGCTGTCGTCAATGACTGCCTTGTTGTCGTCAACTGTTCTTTCGCTTGCGTCAATTGATTCTGCAAGGCTGTCGAGTTGCTGTCCAGCTTGTCTAATCTGCTCTGTAGCTGTGCTAACGTTCTCTCTTGCTCTCTGATTGTCGTCTTTAACTGATTGTACTGTTCGAGTGACATCTGCACTGTCTTCACGGGCGCGGCTGTCGTAGTATCGGCACAAAAGCCAGCCAAAGGCGAACACAAAGACAAGGACAACGCAAGATACAATAAGGGTCTTTTTATTTTCGGCAATCTTATCAACCTCCTCTTTCAGCGGAAGATACAAAATGGATCACCTCCTGTTAGTCGTCGAAAAGGTTATCTGCATACATGTAGTCGCCGTCGATGAGTCGGCCACCAATCGGCAACTTGTCGGTATCCTGCCAGACAAATGCCTTAATGTCGTCGACATCGCCCCATTCCGCATTCCAGACGGAGCAGTTGAGGGCACGCCAGTTAATCGGCGTATCCCCGCCGTTGCCCCATCTGTCAGATACACGATCTTCCAGCCAGCCATAGGATGCATAGACGCCCGTTTCCAGGCCAATGTTGTCAATCCATGCCTGGCACTGAGCGGTTGCCGTTTCGCCGGTGAAATCATATCCATTTCTTTCTTTCCAATGGTCAGTATCTTCCAGGTCGAAGAATACCGGCAGTTCCAGTAGGACGCCCGCGTCGGCGATAATTGCCGCGCATTTCCGTGCGTGGTCCGCTGTGACGTCCGGCGTTAAGCTGTAGTCATAGTGATAAGCGCCGACCTTAAGGCCGTATTCGTGGGCCATCTGGACGTTGTGGCGGAACTGTTCATCTTCGTGCCCGTTACCCCAGGAACAGCGTACATAGACAAATTTACAACCGCTATCGACGGCGGCCTGCCAAAAATCGGCGTCTAAGTATCCCTGTGCTTCGGATACGTCAAATCCTCGAATCATGTCTCATTTCTCCTTTGCTTTTTCTACGCTATTCGCCGTTGTGGGCGCGTTTTGTGGTTGTGCTGGCATTGCATATCGTGCGGAGTTGAAACGGCTGTCATAACCGTATTTTGTCCAGCACGCTTTGCCAAGACCTACAACGGTCGCGATACCACCGATAACGGCCGTCACGCCGCTCCAACAGCTCATTAATTCAAAGTGCGTCCCTCTTAGTGCGTTGCTCCAGTAGCCAAAAAGCCAGCTAAACAGCACAAGGAACAAAAATATCATCATCAAAATACTCATGATGATGATTAATTGGAGCCAGTGTTTCTGACCCCACTGGCCGAGGGCCACGATTTTATTTTTCATTTAACCACCTGTGATTTTCTCGATACTTTCTTCAATATCTTCGATACGGCGCGTGTTCTCCTGCGTGGTGTCCTTGATACATTGCACATCCTTCTCCAGCTCGTGCCGGTGTTCCCGCTCCCCCTGGATAGTCTTGTCTAATTCAGCCAAGGTATCGTTCACCTTGAGGAGCGTTTCCTTGAGTGGGGCCGTGAAGGCCTTGCAAATCCATATCATCCCGCCAGCCAGCGCACTGCCAACGACAATGAATTCTCCAACTTCTACTGTCAAAATATCACCACCTTGTTATAATTATTCAAAAAAATGGAGTGATACACATGAGATTACCGAATGGATACGGAACCTGTTATAGACTGTCGGGGAACTTGCAACGCACAACCATCGTAGTTATGCAAACTGCGTGATATGGGCCGATAAAAAATATTGGAATAGCAGTATTTCAACTTCGCAGATTGCATTAGACGGTTCATCTACCGATAGCGGAGCTGTATTTATGGATAGAACCGTAGAATCTGCTGGCCTATGGTATTCAGAAAGCACAGGTAGCAATAAACATCATAACAACGTCAGCCCGTGCATCGGTGCTTACTTGTGGCACAGAACGGCCTAAACCGTACGTTGCCATAAGTAAGCAGATACACACGGAGCGACGTTATTGTGTCGTTCGTTATTACCAGCACCGTACATATGGAATTCATTGCTTGTACCAGGATCGCAGTAGAACGAACCGCCTATATCGGCCGTGTAAACAGCGCTCATAAATTTGCCTTGCTTTGCATCGGTTGCTGATGTTCCTTGGGCACCGCTAAACAAGCGGTAGGCGTGGGCGTGATTCGCTAATTCCCCGACAGCTACGCGGTTCTGCGCCAGCAATATGCCGCTATACAGGCACTGACATTATTGTGATGAGCATCGATGGCAATTTGAGCGTCGGGAAAGCCATAGGTCTTGGCGTCTTCAATATTGCAGTATCCCCATTGGTTAGGGGCAACGGTATCGTTTTTCGGGCCAGTGATAGCGTAGTTTTGTATGTTTGAGCTTCCAGGATTAGGCCAAAATACGGCCGTCCTGCCCGGTAACTCCCCGACAGCTAAATAGAATCAATGGCTTTTCGTAGTTCATGGATGGTCTTATGGGTATAGTCATGCTTTGTAACTCCCCGGCAGGCGTGGCCTAGAATCTTCTTTACAGCGGTATCGTTGGCGCCGGAGCTGTCAAGCATCGAGGCGCACGTATGTCGGCACTCATGGGGCGTGTGATTCATGCCAAATGCGGCCATGATTTTATCGAAGCGACGGCGAAAGGCGTCATAGGTATAAGGCGCACCGTCTTCCTGCTGGCAGATATAGGCTTGATTTTTCCGTTGTACGAACCATGGGTAAATATCCTTATGAATCGGGACAGCACGGCCCCGCCCGGCAGCGGTCTTTGACTGTCGGACGATGAAATAATGGCTCCGCCACTTCACGTCTTGCGGCGTCAATCGTAGATATTCACCGATACGAAGCCCGGTATAGATGAGTATAAGCACGTCCTGCACGGCCGGCATAGTGTCCACGGCGCGCCATAATTTATTGCGCTGGCGGACGGTGAACGGCTTTTTCTTATACTTGCGTATATGCGGCTTTAGCTCTACATACCTTGCGTAGTCCGTGGTGACAATATCGTATTTGATGGCGTATTTGTACAGCTGCCCCATGAGTCCGCGGCATTTCTTCTGAGTACAATACCCGGCTTGAATGCCATCTACGACATCCTGCAAATGGCCGTAACGGATACGGCGGAACGGCATGTCATGCAACTTATGGCAATGGCGGTATGCGTTATCGTAGCTCTTACGGCTGGACAGAGATAGCCTGTCGTACTTAGTAGCCTTCCAACGGGCGAAAAGCTCACTGAAAGTAATATCGTCGTCCAATAGTGGCGACTCATTGATAGACGAAAGGTAGGCGATTCCATGCTCAAATGTATCGAAGTACCCCAATATCTTTTGTCTTCCATCCACGGTCTTTTTCACGACAAACGGCCTCCGCCGATTCCCCGACAGTGAGTTGGTGCTTGAACTCGCCCGATTTTTCCCCTGCCGTGAAGGTCAGCGTGCTTCCATCTTCCGCCGTTGCCGTGCCTTGTGCTACGAGGCCGTAGCCAGCTGGCAGGGCTTCCCACGTGCCGAAGCCGAGGATATCTGCCGGGTTGCTACTATTTGTAAGGCTGACGTAGACGGAGCCGACGGGATACACGGCCTCCAGAATCTGCCCTTTGAGATTGTCGATAGCCGTCTTATTGGTCGCCACGTCGGAGTTGAGATTGTCGATAGCCGTCTTCATCGTCGTGATGATTTCTTTCACGGTTTTAGTCAAATCTATTGCAACATTACTCATTCGTTACAATCACCTTCTGTTCTTAACGTGTTCTTTTATGTCAATAGAAAAGAGCAGGATAACGGCTAAACTACGCGGTTTATCACTGCTCTTTATGTGTTCTTTATCGTAAATAGTGCAAGAATGGCTTAACCATGCCGTTCATTAGGTCATATACGGCGCGAGTTCTTCCTCATTCTTGCAATTATTGATAGCGTCGCGGATACCCATGAACCACTCGTAAGCCGCAAGCTGTTGCGCTCTGGCGGCTTCTCCGGCCTTCATGAGCTGTTCCCTCGTTACATTGGCCAATACGAGGCTGTTGGACGAGTCATGGACTTTATACGGCCCTTTATCACTAATCAAGGTAAGGGCAATCTGCCATTCACGCTGACTCTTTTCGTCGGTACTGAATTGCAGGTCATCCACGGTAACGGGGGCTTCCTTCTTGGCAAGGTACTTGCTGTACTGCACACTAAGCGCCTGCGCCTTTAATTCATTGAGCGTGGGCGGTACATATTCCCGTTTGGCTTTCGCCTCGATATAGGCCGTCACGTTGTCGATATAGCCGTCATATTCGGCGTTGGGATAGTCTTTAAAATCGTCATCCACAAGACACTGTTTCTGGGTGTCATCGTAAATGACTTTGGCAGGCAGGTTGGAAAGGCCGCTGTCTGCCTTGAAATTATCGGCAGTATCGGTGTACTGCTCATTGTCCTTGATGATAAGGACGTCGTTATCTAAAATCTGAAAAACTCTCATAAAATCTCCTTTCTCTACCGAGGAACTGGCTAATCATAGTCACTCCACCTCGAACGCTGGCGGTCATCAACATTACATAGCCAATGACAACGAAAATACCGGCAGTGTATTAACTAACAGTTTGTATATGATTCGCAAATACACACACAATAGTTACGAAAACTTTGAATTATACGGTTCAAATGCGGGCGCATGGATTGGCTTGACCAACAATAGTGGCAGCCATACCCACTGGATAACCTCGACGGGCGGCAACGCTAAACACGAAAACCGCATGCCGTACATTGTAATCAATCGCTGGAAAAGAACGGCCTAAGCGGTACGCTTCCAACGATTGATTACCGTATAAGGCGGTCTGTTCTCACGACGTTGATTACCGCCAGAATTAGCTATGCTTATAGTGTGATTGTGTGTGCCGGAATAACTTGTATACCCTAAATTAGTACCATCAACGGCTAAATAATGGTTAGTATCGTTATATTGGCTTAGTGCGTTTTCATCATTAACGTCATTGCCGTGCCCCATTGTATGATTGTGATTGCCATTAGTAGAGCATGATGCTCCATGGCCATGTGCTGCCAGTTCATCGGTAGCTACCGAGGAAATGCCAAATCACAATCATACCGCCACTTGTTCTACAAACGGTAATCATAACCATAAAATACCAAATAACAATAATAGTGGTGGAAGCGGTGAATACGTTGATGGGGGTGATAGTAAAAATATTGTGTTGTATACGAATACTAGTTATAACGGCGACCATTCACACTCAATTTCTATTGGCTATACCGGTAGTGGCATAGCACATGAAAATAGGCAACCATTTTGTGTAGTTAATCGTTGGAAACGCACTGTCTAAGCTGTTCTTTTCCAGCGATTAACCACCGTAAAAGGAGGTCTATTTTCGTGACGCGCATTACCACCCATTGCGGATATTGAAGCACTATGCCCATGGCTTACGTCGATATGGATATGCCCGTTACCTTGTTTGCCGCTATCGCCAGCACAATGTTCACCGTATTTCGAGCAAGATAAGACACCACTCGCTTTTACATCCTCATACTCAGCAGGGCGCCAGGTATATGTATCGCCAACAAGTGAAGTGGTTGATATGGAAATACCATGTCCATGATTCGCCAACTCATCGGTAGAGAGTTGGTGTTTCGCTTCCCCGCCTGTATCGCCGAGGTTATAAGTATACGTCGTACCGCTTTCGGTATAACTGCCAGCGGCTACCAGCACGCGGCCTGCATCCATCTTGACCCATGTCGTACCAGCCCATAAGGTATTGGGGTCGTCGGTCGTCGTGGTTTCCCAGATACTGCCTACTGGGTACACAATATCAATGACCTGCTTTTCCGTCCGCTGTTGTACCTGTTTCCAGGTTCCGTCTGCCGACAGGTAATAGGTATCCTGCTGGCCCTTAGCCGGGGCCGGGACAAGGCCAGCCGCGCCGGCGGCGGTCGAGGTGCCCCCTTTGAAATTCGTGACACTCTTCACGCCGGTAGTAACGGCGTTATCGACGTAAGATTTAGACGGTACTAACTCCCACGTTACGGGCGATACAGACGTCAATTTATAGATATTGTTGCTGTCGTCGGTACGCATGCACTGCATCCCGACAACAAGTTTTCCCGTCGGGAACGCCGTGCCGGAGAACGTACTGGCTACGGACTGAATGTTTTTGTCCGCTTTCTCCAGGTACGTATTACAGGCGTCCGTCGTGACCAGTTCGTTATATTCCTGCATATTACCATCCTTTCGCAACCCACGAGACGATGCCCGTTGTACGGTTGCCGGAACTATTCAGTAATTCGATTTCAAAGTAGCGCCCTTTGTCGTCCTGCCCATCGGTCGTGAGGATATTCGGTACGGGCGTCGTCGTGCCTGTACCGCCCTTGACCATGGCGTTGACTTCCGGGGCGTTATAGTAATGCTTGTTGTAATAGACTTTCGTGGCCGCTGTTGTATCCTTGATTTCAAGCTGGCCCTTATCGTCGGTATCGTCGATATCGACGTGCGGCGATACATCGTACAACAAAGGCTGTGCCTGCGTGGCCTTACTGACCACACGGAGCCGCAAGAGGGCTTTTTCGTATTCGTAGTCACCTACATTGAAGTCCGTGAACTGTTCGTACAGTGGCGGCGTATCCGACATGGCCGTAAAATCATCCATTTCTTTGAACGATGAGAGCACCTGCACCGACTCGACGTAGGAATTACTAGCCCTTACGAACGCGTCGTACAAGGCAATATCTTCGGCCGGGTTCTTTCCTATATCTCGTGTGAGGCCGTCACCGATACGGGCAAGGTCCTCGAATCCACGGATAAAAGCCATATCCCTGTTAAAGGACTCGTCGGTTTCCACGGCTTCATGCAGGGTACGTTCGAGTTTCACTAGTCGTTTATCGGCGATGGCGATACGATCATCACGAATGGCGTAGATATTCCGGTATACCTTATCGAGTGTTTTCAGCTCTTCCCGGAAGATTTGTACGGCCTGCCACGTCTTTTTATAGCCGTCCCGTACATGGAACTCATCGAACTGCGCTGACGTGGCATGTTTGGCGATGTGTTCCATAGCCTTTACCTGTTCACGCGCCAATGTACGCATATCATTCCGCCATTCGTCCATGACATGCAGTCCGTCATACAGCTCATGTTCTATAGCCTGCCGTTCCCCCTCGATAACAGCTAGGTCTTCCCCTTTGTTTAATCGGGAGGCTCTACGCAATGAATCCATGAAGCTAAAGGCGTCGTCCAGCTGCTTGCCGGCCGTCTTCTTCACGGCTTCTGTGGTCCGGATATCCTCTGAAATATGGATGAGGAATAACACATTGTCCCAGTATATTTCCGTCGTATGAATCATTTCGCTACGGACAACCTCAAGGGCTTTGTTTTCGCCGTCCGTGAATGTCACTGCCATTTCATCGTATTTCGGTTGTGCGTGGCTCATATATCGTTCTATAGCGGTTATGGTTTCCTGGAAGGCCCGTGATAATTTTCTTGGTAGTGCCAGGGTTATCCGTAATGATTCCGGCCTCGTAGCGTGTATGAGCTTGTTGTGATACTCCGCAATGGACAACGTTTCCTGTACCGAACGGAACCAGTTGAAAAAGGCCGTCGCATCGTCGACAATGAGTACCGCTTCCCACGGATTGATGAAAACAGCCTTGATAGGCCGTTCCTTTACGGCGATATCTTCGGCTGTTTCCTTCCGTGTCTGCGATTTTTCCTTATCCGCGACGAGAGCTATCTCTTTCGCTGTCCGCTTCCATATGTTCGCCCTTCTATATGCCTCTGTGAGCTTCGTTAGCTCATGTTTAGATATAGTTAGCTTCTTAGAATTTTTATCGCCTATATGGAGCGAATAGCGCTGTTTTTTGGCGAATTGGTTTTTCTCGTTGTCTTTCAGTGAAAAAGACTCCCTTTTCGTTCCCAATGCCATACCGCTCTTCTTGATTTCCAGTACTTTCAGACTTTCGAGACAGTGCATATTGAATAACACGTTATCCCAATACGTTTCCCGAACGGCCCATGCGTCCTTTAATCTGATGGTACTGGCACTCTTCCGTTTGTCTACCGTATGCAGGCTTTCCAGCGGCCGGGTATTGAAGAGATAATGGTACAGCTCATCAACGGGCGTCGTGATGGTTGATACCTTGTCTTTGATTTCGGACACTCTGTAGTATCTGAGTGCAGTGTCGAATATGATTCTGGGCTTTCCATGCCTTCTATCGTATTCTTCCAGCAGCCAGACGGTTTCCTTGTTCGTCGCGCTGTACGCCGTTTTGCCAAAAGCATCAAGCGTCCTGCTGGCGCGGCTGTCAGATAGGGTGAACGTGGTATCTGCCAGCTTGTACAGCGTGAACGTTTTGGCAATATCCATAGGCGTTACGACAAGGTGAACTGGAAGGTCGTCGTCATGGTATCGTCAGCGGCTTTGTTGATGACGTCGAATACGACGCGGTCGAGGAACGTGCCACCGCTGGCGGCGTTGCAGATACCGGCTTCCGTGATGGCGCCGGTAGCTTCCCCGGCGGCAAAAGTCGTCGTCAGTGTAAAGACTTTCGTGCCGGAACTATGAGCGTAGCTGGCCGCTTTCCGCTTGAGTTCTGTAACCAATGCCGTCTGTGTAGCGGCAACGGCGGTCGTGCCTGTGCCAACTGCCGTATAGCCCATGACGGCCGGACGCGTCGGGTTGGCCATAGCGGCGCAGATATAGTCAAAACCGTCGTTCAAGATAAGGTTGTCTTTATGGCGGGTTTCTACGTCGCCGTTGGCGTGATGGATGACAACGTTCAAAGAGCCTTTGATTTTCATTTCGTCTTTATTCATGTGATTTTACTCCTTTGGGTTAAAGAAAATACGATCAAATGCACTACACGGCGGAATGAATGCCTTTATGTATTTGGTCGTATCGAGGTCGAATTCGCGGATGAAGAAAAGCCGCTTGTCGGCACTCTGTGAAAGTCCGAAAAACAGCCAGTCCCTATCTGCGGTATCAATTTGTAAGCTGAGTATCCGTTCATTGACAGTATCCCGTACGTAGAACGAGTCCGTCCGCTTGTCATACCCGATGTACAGCGTAATATCGCGCCATATGCCGTCAGCGCCTAAATGCTGTGCTTCGTAGCTGTCGACGGTGAAGGTCATATCCTTGACGGCGATATAGTCCGTTTGAGTTGGCTTGTTCCCGCGCATCTCTGCAATGAAGCAGTCTGTGAGCGGGGCCGTCTTCTTGAACCAGAATCCGATAGAGAACGTTTCGGGGATACTGCACGAGTATTCCAGCTGGCCTACATCGGTGATGAGTGCGCCGTCGTTCCAGCGTACCGGGGCATAGCTTGTGTTCTTTTCTGTCAGCAGTGTGCCGCCCGTAGCCTTACTCGTGCCGTCGATGATAGCATCAAAGGTATCATCGGTCTTGCCGGTATACCGGGCTATCTGCTTTTTCAGCTCTACGCCGTCCAGGTCGCCAAGGATACCGCATACTAGGATATGTGACGCTTCGTAGCTATCGACGGTAAAGGTCATGTCGCATACCCTTAACGTCTGCTCCGTAATGGCGTTGATTTTACAGTCAATCCAGTTGCGGGCCTTTATCTTCTGCGGCAACGATACTTTCATGAGATATTCGCCGTTGAAGGATTCCTTTTCCAGCCGCAAGCCTTCCATGGCCGCGTTGTAATACATGTTCGTCTTTATCCCGCTATAGCCCAGCTTGTATTGGTTATAGTCGAGGATGACGTTCTTATTGATTTCCGGGTCGCTGGAGAGGTAATACCAGGTCGCATCCACGGAATAGTTACCGTGGTCGTCGACGGCCTTTATCATGAAGTAATAGTTCCCTTCGTTCGGCCGGATATAGCGGTATTTGTTGACCTTCGAGCGGAAGATTTCCGTACCTTGTTCCCATTCCTGCGTCTGCCCGACTTTCACGACGTACTTAATATTGTAGATAGATAAAGCATCCCAGTAGAAATACAGGTTGGCCCCGTTCTTTTCTACCCAGAAGCCTGTGACGTTCGGGACAAAACAGGATAGGTAAGCACGTTCACCTTCTCCGAATTGGTCGTAATAGGCTATATACAGCTCTTTGATATCCTGGTTCGGATACAGGAAGACGTTATCCACGGTCTGATACTTCACGCCGTCTATGTACAGGTTGGCACCGATACAGTTAGACGGTATCTCCAGGAAGGTAATGAGTGTCCCTTCATTGTTCTTAGTGAAAGATATATCAGACGGCGCGGACGGCCTTCGCTTGTTATACGTGATGGTCCGGCCGTTTGATACCTTGCCGTGCTTGCTGATGGCAAACAGGTATATCTTGCCACTGGCCGTCGTCGGTATGGCCAGGCTGGACGTGGCTATGGTCTTTTCCAGCAGGCCATAGCTGTTGCCGACGTCGGCATTGGTGCGGACTTCATAGTAAGCCAGGTCGGCGTCGTCGACGGCGTCCCAGTTGAGTACCCCGCCCAGCCGGTCGAACGTCAGCGTGAAGTTACGCGGCATGGGGAAGTCACCTTTATTCGAGGCGTCTACATCATCTGCCGTGAATCCATTGGCTACGTTGACCTGCTCATTGACGGATTTCAGATACTTCCTCAAGAGGGATATAAGCTGTCTGCCGTCGCCCTGGATAGCGGTCGGAAGGTCCGGGAATGTCAGTACTTGTTTCTTGTATTCTGCCATAGCATCAACTCATTCCTGTGCTAATTGCCTGCTGTAAGGCATTGACGATATTCGTATCCTGGCTTATGTCGTACTCGTTTTCATTGAGTGCCAGGAGGACCGCCGACTTGACGATAATATCGTTGATGGCGTCGTGGTTGAACGGCATCTCTTTAGTCACGCCTTCGATGAGGGCAGGCGTTGCAAAATACCTGAATTTCACGGCGGTAATGTCCGGGTCGGTGATATGCACGGTCCCGGCCGTCATGGCCAGGGGATACGTCCCACAAGCACTCATATAGTTCTTGGGGATGGAATCCCCTTCCCTCATGGTCGTTTCCTCTACGAGTACCGGCCACTTAGCACCAATGAGCAGGCTTGCCACCTGTTGCGTGGCGGTGTTGAGGAATTGCAGGCAACGTTCGTCGCTGTATTCCTTGCTGATATCGTGCGTCTCCTGCCGGATACGGGTAATGGCATCTTCTACTTTCATTCAGTCACCCCCTAGCAGATGAACGGCATGCGCTTTTCCGTATTGGCGTATTTCCGCATGGGCACGACGTTAGCCAGGGCCGCTTCCACGGCCTGTTGCATGGTATCGCCGTCCGGTGTCTGTGTGAGGACCATGCAGGCCAGCTTACACAAGGAATCAAGGAAGACGGCTGGCAGGTCGATTTTCCCGGTATCGAGGTCAGTGATACCAAGGAACGCGGCGTTATAGAGCATATCCACGTCTTTCACCCCGGCATAGAGCTTGTTCTGGAATATCTTGTATTCATCCCAGCGCGGCGGCCGGATAGCGTCTCCTGGATGAAGGTCACGCCCGTGGCCGTCAACGATACGGACGAGAGTAAGGAAGTCGTCGGGTAGATCTACACCGGTAATCGGCATGTCGATATGCTCTTTCGGCGTCGGTTTCTCTGCCGTTTCGTCGGACGGGTCCGTCGATAAGCTGGCATTGTACTCGTCGATTTCCCGGTTCATCTCGTCCTGCCGGTAGTGCTGGACCTTTTCGAGGAAGTCGCTGTTGATGTAATACTGATTGACATAGCGCAGAGTTTCGTTGATGGCCTGGAGGATATCATAGTCGCTGTATTGGACTTCGTTGATGTCCTCCAGCTTGTAGCGGATGAGTTGTTTGAGCGATTTAGCGGTAATCATCCCAGCAACACCGCCCCACGCCACGTACGTTTCTTGTGGTTGACGGCGAACTGCTTCCATACACTAAAGAACTTCTGGATGTAATACTGATATTTCGCCTGGTTCCCTTCGAGTTCAGCCCGTTTCGCGCAGATGAGCCATGGGTCGAATCCCCAGAATTCCGGCGGGATGAAGCCCATGAGCTGAATCCGTTCGTTCTTATCGCCGGCCCAGCCGCCGTTATCAATCTCATTGACGCGCCGGGCCGCATCCACGGCACTCGATACGTCGACAGTGTTCCGCAAGCAGATTTCGTCGCCGTTCTGGTAAATCTTCTGTTTCGTTATCATGCAGAGTCACCACCTTTTATATAAAAAGAAGGGGCGTGAACCCCTTCTCTTATGGAATTGACTATCGCTTAATGTCAACGATGGAGCAGGACGCTTTCGGCTGCGTGCCCTTAAGGCCCATGCTGGCTTCGATGACGAATTTTTCATACGTGCCGCCTTTACCGAGTTTTTCGGGCGGTACTTCGTGCGGTTTGACGAGGTACTTCATATCCCAGTAAGACAGGTCGAGAATGTCGATGCGGTTGTCCGGGTAAATCGGGTGTACGTTGGCATTGACAACGCCGAACGCACCCTGGTAGGACGTAGCAAATTCCGTGGCATTGGCCTTTTCATTGCCTTTTCGGGTAGCCGTCATGGTAGCCAGGACGAGCTTGATAAATTCACGGTACTTAGACGAGGACATATATGCCTGTGTAGGATGACCGCCGCGCTTACTCGTCATTTCCATAGCGTTATTGAAGTCATCAAGGGTGTACGAGCGCTTCTTGCCCAGGGAAAGGACGTTGTTCGTAACAATTTTGACGTTCGTGCCGGCGGCCGACAAAGTTACCTGGTCGTCTTTGATATTTTCAATAGCGCCTTTCTGGGTATCAAAGATGGTCAGTTTCTTGCTATTGGTGCTGTCTACACGGACGTAGTAGTACAAGCCATCCTTGAGACCCGTCGGCATGGTGTCAGCGACAAAATAGCAGAGGTCACCGGTAGCCAGGTGGGTTTCCTGCGCCGACGTAATCGTGTTATCCGTGGTAGAAACAGTTACATCAATGAGGTTCTGTTGCATGAAGAACGGTACGCCGCCGGAACGAGGCTGTACGGTTGCCGAACCGTCTACTTTCTTCGTGGAGTTGACGAGCATGTATTCAATGTCCTGTGCCAGGCCCGTATAAGCATCATAACGGAGGTCGGCCAGTTCGGAGCCGTGTTCGTTTTGATAGGCCTTTTTTACTTTGTTTTGCGCGTCAGATACCATGCCGGTCTTCTGGAAGAACTGAATGTTGTTCGACAAGCCTTCGATGGAGCCGCCCGGCTGGAATTTATAATCTTCCATTTCGAGGTGGGCGTTATCCTGCGGGGGGAACAAACCCTTCGTCATCCACGAGAACGTCATGGCTTCTGCTGGTTCGGAATCACCGAATTTGGAGTAGAACAAGGTAAGTTCCGGGGTAATGTTGGTAAGGATAGGGCTAATATCCTCTGCGTGGCCGATAGCGTCATAGGTGTACGACTGGTTGGCCGATTTATTCAAGTTTCTCTGTACATCATATGCCATATGTTTTCATCTCTCCTTTATCTGCCGCTGAGGCCTGCGATGAACGCGCGGCGTTCGCGGACTGTCATATTTCGCATCTGCGTAAAATCAATGGGTTTGGGTGGGGTTTTCGCTCCCGTGCCCGGTTGTTCGACTTTCGGGACCGGTACTTTCTTCGGCTGCTTCGTCAGATCATTCGCTTTGGCGTAGTATGCCGTGCGGCATTTGTCGTAGTAGCTTTCGAGTACTTTGCACTGCGTGGGGTTGATATTCCCGCCCTGGAGGGCTTTGATAGCATCCCCGATGACAGCGGCATCTTTATACGGCATTGTCTGATAATAACTGCCCATTAACTGATTAATGTCGGCAAAATGAGGTTCTTCGGCCTGCTTCTGCTGCGTAAAATCGACAATGCTCTGATAAATGGCCCGCTGTTCATTTTGTGCGGCCTGCGTCCGCATCTGCTGTTGCTGGATAGCGCCAATAAGCTGTTCCTTATAGTAGGATTTAGCAGTATTGAAATGCGCTACCTTCTGTTTCACGGCGTCGTCGTCGGAGTATTCTGCGGTATCAATATCGTCCTGCGTAATGCCAAGGGCCTTCATGGCCTGGTCGGTCGCGGCCTTATCAATATCGGCAAACATCCTTTTCTGCGATTCCAACTGCTGTTGCTGGGCCTGCATCTGCAAGGCCTGCTGCTGTTGCTGGTACTGCTGTTGACGGCGTGCCTGTTCCTGCTGATACTGCGCGTACTGCAGTTGATACTGCTGGGGGATACGGCTTTCGTTGACGTTCCCTTGTGCAATAGCGGTATTCAGTTCATCCAGCGTGTACGGTTCAGTGTGGATGAGCGGTTCGGGCTGTTTTTCGGCAGCGGGTTCGGTTACCGCCGGTTCGGCGGGTTTCGTTTCCGTCGGTTCGGTCGGTTCCGTGGGCTGTGATTCCGGCTCATCCTGTACAGGCGGTTCGTCTGTCTTTGTTTCTGCAGGTTCCGTCGGTTCGGGTTTGGCAGCGGAAATGCTCTTCCTGCCGGTGCGCGGGTCTGTCACGAGATACAAAGACTCCGGCTGTGATTCCTGGGCGGCGCCCGCGACGTTTTCGTTGGTAGTCGTTGCCGTGGATACATCTGTCGTTTCTCCTTCTGCAAACAACTGTAAATTAAAGTCAAACACGTCTATTCTCCTTTCTGGTTGCGCTTTTGCTTTGCAATATCAATGATTCCTGTCATGTAGTGGTACAGCCTCATAGCGGCCCGGTAGTCGCGTTTCACGTCGTCAGCGGGCTTCGTGGGGTTGTCCAGGTCCTTGAGTGCGGTCTGCTCTTCGATTTTCAGCCAGTCGTCGAGGAAGGCCTTGAGGTCTTCCGCCTGCTGGCCCTTCATGATGAGGTCAGCTAAATATCGCTTCTTGGCCGCTTCATCGCCGCTCCGCATGGTATCGAGCAGGGTTTTTAGTTTACTGTCCATTCATGGGGCCTCCTTGCTGGGGTACTTGTGGGGCTTGCGGTTCCGGTGGGGCTTGCGGCGTCATCCGTGCCAGCTGGTCCCGTGCAATCTTCTCGATCATGGCTTGTGGGCTGGTGTTGCCTGCCGTCCGGGTATTGATGATATTCACCTGCGCGTCAAGCGGCAAATCGTTCATGTTCGCCCGGATGGAAGGGATAGACGCCACGGCGGCCTTGCCTTCATAGTCGGCTTGCTTCAAGGTCAACTGCTTTTGCAGGTCCATCGCTTCCTGTGCCTGTGCGGCCTGTGCGGCCTGCTGGGCTTGCTGTGCCTGCATCTGCTGGGCTTCCTGCGAATCCGGGTCCAGCAAAATGCCCTGCGTATTCTTGAGGCCCATTTCTTCGAGGAGCGCTGTCCCGGCGGCGTAATAGCTCTTGGGAGTCGCCACGCCTGCCTGCGATAATACCGGGTATACGTTGCTGAGGAGCATCATATAGCTCTGTATCCGCGCTTCTTTCGTCCCTGCGCCGTTGCCGACATTGATAATGAGGTCGTAGTCGATATCAAGGTCTTCGCTCTTGACGGAAACTTCTTCATCTTTAAAGCGGAATGTCTGCACCGGTTCGCCGTACTTCTTGTTGAGCAGGATGAGGAAGCGGACCATAGGTACTATCCAGTTTTCCGCGAACAGCCTTGCAACAAGCCGGATACGCTTATCTGCCTGTCCCAATATAGCCGTAATGCCCGTGGCCGTGCTGTTGAGGGAGTTAGCGTCTAAGCCCTGGTTGTACTTCGTACTGCCGGTACGGTTTTCCAGCTCGCTTTCAGCGTAGTTGACCAAATCCATCGTGAGCGGTGAGATATTCGCCGGCGGCGGGTTCGCTATAGCTGCGTTCGGGTCGCCCTTAATCGGTACGTACTCGTCGCCGTTGAGCAGTGCGTCCATATCCATCACCGACGTGTAGTCGATAAACTTCTGCTGGTCGTTGTTTTTCGCAACGTTGATGACAATCTGCTTAATAAGCGCCGTCTTTAAGTCCTGCAAGCCTTCTACCTGTTCAGCCAGGGCCATGTCGGCGAATATCTTGCGGCTTTCGCGTACGCTCCCCATCGCAAAGAAGGGAGCAATGTCGAACTCGTTGGTTTGGATAGACAGCGGCGTATCGCCGACACAATGGACAATTAAATGCTCGTAGATGCCGTCATCGTTATAGTCCACGTCTACATAGCACTCGTACAGCTCGACGTCCTTAGACGCGTTATCGCCGTCATTTGGCCTCATATGGTCGTCTGACAGCTCTTTGTTGATATACTCGTCGGCAGAGGTATACTTCGTATCGCCGGCCGCTTCCAGCGCTTCGTCGACGTTCTGGTACATCCCGTCCTGCTCTTTACGCTTGAGATAGTCGCCCTTCACAATCTTCCGGTGTGCCACGAATTTGCACTTTTGGAGTGTGCTGGCCTCCGGCGTGAAGCGTAACTCCGTGGGCGGTACATACTCGACGACAGGATAATTGGCCGTGACTTTGACGTGGTCGAACTGCACTTCATACAGATCCGGAGCGTCTTTCAGCTGCTTGACTTTCTGTATCTCGATTTCGCCCGATAACGACGCTTGTGTGAGCATCATCGCCTGTTGCATGTCGTTCACGTCGAACATAAGCTTGTAACGCGTACGGTCTTCATCCCGCTTCCACCATACCTTGGCAACACCTAGATTCGTTCCCAGTGCGTCGTCGATGACGTCGTTCACAAGGGACGTATAGTTGTTCTTGCGGGTAAGCTGGTATTCTACAAGGTGCTGTATATTCGTGGCTGTATCGTCGTTTTGGATGGTACTACCGGCGATAGTAACAGGCGATTCGTTGCCGATGAATACTTCTACAAGGCTGGGCTTCATCCACTCAATGATGTTATTGAAGTCCATGCTGACGAATTTACTCTTTTTAGAGAGGTTCGGCAGCTTCTTTTCGTACAAGTCTTGGTCGCCGTTGCGGAGCTTGCGGCGGTGTATCAGTTTTGGCTCTACAGTACCCTCATAGTACTTCTTCGCGACGTCAATACCGTCTTTGACGCTCATCATGATCTTCTTGATTTCGTCGTCTTTGAGCGTGTCCAGGGATACCGGTTGTTCTTCCGGCTCTGCTTGCTGTAACAGCCAGTCTGTAACGCTCATCTGCTGCGGAGCATCCCGGCCGAACAATCCGCCTGTGTCCTGTGCGGCGGACAAGCTCTGGTTTAAATCCTCCATCTCATCACCTCGATTGATAGCTAAATAAGGCCCTCAATAGGGCTGTGGGGCAATGCGCGGGCTTGAACCGCGATAGCTTTGTAGCTGGTTTTCCTTAACCTACATTGCCATAGTGGCGGGGTGGTCAGCCCCGCCGATGATAGAAAGGAGCATGTCGTGGAGTCGCCCTTGTCCGGTGCGGCGTCGCTCCACGCGCTTACATGTACCCGGCCCGGTGCATCTTGCCACGGGTCATCTGTTTCCATTTGTCAGCCATAGACGTATTGTCCCGGTAGAGCTTTGCACAAAGATATGCTAGACAGTCCATCAGATGGCTGTACTCGTTCTTTTCCGGCTCGTCCAGCGTCCGCCCGGCTACGACTTTACGATGATACCCGCCTGTAAACGCTTCGATGAGCATCTGACAGCGCGGGTCCAGCTGTAAGAGTGGTTTCCCGTCGGGTGTAAGCGTCGTGAGATAATACCGCACGGCTTCACTGCGGCCCGTCTGCGTGAGTTCGCCCGGTTCCACTGTGATGCCGTACCGGTCACGGAGTATCTCATTCGCGGTCTTTTCGTCGCTCTGTGCGCGCTGGTTGCCTGCCGGGTCGCCGACTGCCGTGTACTCGTATCCGCTGTAAAACGTCTGTAATTCCGCTTGTACGGCACGGCCGTGGGCCAGCATCCCACAATCCCAGGACTGTAATTCTGACAAGATGAGCAACTGCCCTTTGGCCGTTGTCTGTGCAATGATAGTCGCCGGGGTAAGTCCGTAGTCAAACGATAAGAGTAGCGGCCGCCCGTCAATCGGGTGCAGTTCCTCGTTGGCGACATGACGGTTGTAATCAAATTCCGGGTAGTACTTCGGCTCAGCGCTGACTGTCCAGTTTATTTCGTATTCTCGTTCCCAGCCTTCTGTCGTAGTCCCTTTACGTTCGTTGGTCTTCCACTCTTCGGAGCGCTTAGAAGGGTCGGCAGTATAGTGTATCCTGGCAATGTACACGCCGTTACGCCGATACTCGTGTACGCCTTCTATGACGTCGTGCGCTTCTTGCTCTTCTTCCGGCTCGTCTTCATTGAGCTGGCCGGTAACCAACTGGCAAAAGAAGCCAGGATTCGCTGACGAGTCAATGAAGATGCGGCCGCCGCCTTCGATGGTCGGACGTAGTGAGTTCCAGGTAGCCTGTGCAAAGTCCCAGAAGGCCATTTCTGTACAGTACACGACGGATGCGGTGTACTGACGTAGCTGGTCGGCCCCTTCTGCGACGGCTCTCAGCTCGACACCGTTGGAGAACTTGATGTAGTCATAGCCCATCTTTGAGCGCGTCTTTCTTTCGACGGCCGGCCATTCGTGGCTCTCCGGCAGATGCTCATACAGAAACATGAAGCGGCTGTCCCCAAGCAGGTAGGCGCTATCGTCGTATTTCTTCGACTGCACGAATATCGACAGGTTCTTACCAAACATCGCATAGTGCAGAAGATTCGCAAGGCACCGCCACGTCATCATCATGCGGCGGCTCTTCGGGAATGCCGCTACCTGCTCGCCGTGGATAATCTGATCTACGCGTGCTAGATAATCAAGCTTCGGGAAATGCTCGACAGCACCGTTCTTCGCTTCATTGACCGTGAAGCAGCAGTCATTGATAAAGGCCGTCGGGTCATTCTTCCATACTTTCCACTCCATCAGCCTCATCAGCTCGACTTTCTCTTTCAAGCTCTTTTTGCTAGTTTTATTCGTTGTTTTTGTCGACTTCATTCTATCAACCCCGGGTCAAGCCAGCCAAATGTGCATAATTATTACTTATCAAGTCCCTTTAGCTTGCTTTCAAGCTCTTTGATGCGGGCGTCTACGTCGGCGTCTGTGAGCGTTTCGACTTTGACTGCCCCGCCGTCAGCGCCTGTAATGGCATTTTCCACGCGGTCACGCCATTCAAGCCGCTTCCGGTTCTTTAGCCAAAATATCTGCGCTGTCGTGTTCGGCTGTACTTCTTTGTGTACGACTTTCGTCACTACTAGCATGTCGTCGCGCCGTTCTTCTGTGATTTCGTCGTACTTGTATCCCAGTGCCGATTTAAGCAGCGCGTTCTCTACCTGCCGGTCTACAGCGTCCTTCCCTTCTTTTAGGGCCTCTAAAATCTCTAAATGGTCGCGTTTCCAGTTATACAGTGTAGCGTTGGAAATACCCATATTGGCCGCTATCTGCTCATCACTAAGGCCGTCCCTAGCCCATCCTTGCAATCTAAGCAAGCTTTCTTTTGTCAACCATTCTTGATATTTGCCTTTGGCCACTGTATCACCACCTTTTAACCTTGTACTTAAAAAATTAAGGCCCTGTATGCCGTTCTAAGCGACTTTTACAAGGCCTTGCATGTATCTGTATGTCTGATTACTGTTTCTTGCTGTTCATCACGTCATCCCACTTCCAGGAGATTTCCAAGCAGTCTGTACCGTGATACCATTTGACGCTGTACTTCCACATGCGCAGATAGCGTATCAAAGAGTCTACTGCGCAGTCATCGTAGCCCGTGGGTAATATGATCTGCACGCTGGCCGCTCCCCTACGGGTTGTTTCATCTATTTTGCGCTGTGCGATAGCAAAGAGATTCATCGCGCTCAGTTGTTGCTGTTCAAATGCTGGCTTGATTTCTTCCATAGTCTTCTCCCGTGATATGACAAGAGCCGCCAAAGCAGGAAGGCGGCCCATGTCTATGTGTTTGTGTAAACCTTTACAGAGGTGTAACAGGATTTGCGTGTGGACAGTGTGTGCGGCGGAGTGCCATAGCGCCATCTACTAACACTCTCGCCGCCTTGTCCGATGAGGAGATTCTAGCCTTACGCTAAAACCTTACACTATTATTATACGTGTTTTTCATGCCGGTTATTCTTAGAATAAGCAAAAATGGCAAAAAAATAAGGCCGGTACTCATGGTATCGGCCTTTTCAGCTATTCTTTGTTGTCCTGGTTAAGATTCGGGAAGCAGCTTTCCGGTTTCATCCAGTCATCTACTTCTTTAATCGCTTCTTGATAAGCATCTTCCACGCCCAGGACTTGCACTGTATTCAGCGTGGCTATTTTGTACGTTTCGTGGCACAAGTCGTTATACAATGCTTCCTTTTGGGAAACATAACCTTTTATGAGGGTTATTACGTCCTCTCCGCTTTTGAGTCGGCGGAAGAGTGTTTCGAGAAAGTATGCATTTTCTTCGATTTCTTTCTTAGTCCGTTCTCTCGATGCGAGTCTGCGTTCCAATTCGCGTTTTACTTCTTCTTTTGCTGTCATGATGTTTGTCTCCTTTCTACTCCCTGGGACTTCCTTGTCCCTCTTTCTGATTATATTATAATATGTATTTAGCTGTTGTCAACTGTGTTTTTACAGTTATTTAATATTTTTTCCATCTACTTCTTTCTGATTTCTATTGTGTAACCGTATCGGCTAACAATATCGTCTAATTCGATATATTTGATAGTCGCGTTTCTGGTCTTTGCGTTAAATGTCTGCTGTTTGAGTCCTTGTTCTTTGCAAAGCTCCGTTTCCGACTTGCCAATCTCGACAAGCCATTTCTTCCACATCACTTTAAATTCTTCTTTCGTCATTCTATGCACTCCCTTTCTGTTATCTATAGTATATATAACTATGTTTAAAAAGTCAATAACTTTTAAAAATTTTTAAATAACTCTATTTTCACTGTTGACAAGCGGCTAAACTCGTGATATTATGTAGACAACAAACGAAATGCAGTTATAGAAAGGAGAAAACATCATGACAAAGAAAAACACCTACACTATTGACGGAGAAGAATTACAGAAGAGAATCTCGAGTGAAATTGATTTTGTGAAACACAGTTACAGCAGTTTACAACTTTTTGAACAAATAAATATCGCGTAACCACACCTTTGAAGTATAATGAATCTGCTAAAAC